TATGACTTGTTGCCTGTGTCGAATTCAATTTCAACGACAGCATCTTTACCATTAATAGTATTTACAAGTTGTCCTTTGTTAATACTACGAAACGGTTTGCCAAACAAAACAAATGTCAATGCATCAAGCATGGTTGATTTACCTGAACCATTAGAGCCAACAATCAACGTTGTATTGTCGTTATCTAATTTGAGTTCAGTAAAAAAGTTGCCAGTGCTTAGGAAGTTCTTCCAACGTAAATTACGAAAAATAATCATTCAATGTTTTCTGTAGATAGTGCCTCAACATAAAGTTCACGCATCAATGTTTTAAGTTTATTTGGATCATTGATACTCAAACTTTGTGCATCAATAAATTTAGATAGAATTGACATTGTGTCTTCTGCTTGATTAACAATGTCTTCATCTTCTTCCGTCTCACTAAATTCTGTAAAGTCTTCAACGATTGTTACATCGATTGGACTTACTTTATATATTTCATCAACTAACTTTTCAAATAAGTATGGGTCTTGTTTATTGACAACAACAACTTTCACATAAGCATTTGCATACTTGGAGAAGTCCATATTCTTCAAGTCTTCAATCTTTAGTTTATCAACACCATCATCATAGTTGACTTTGTAAAACATTCTATGTGGATTATTTACATATTCAACTTTCATGCTTTCTGTATCCAGAATAGCAAATTTCTTCTGGTCTTGATAGTCTGACCAAAAGAGTTCGTATGGAGTTCCCACATACGTGATACCATCATGTTCAGAGAAAGTATGATAGTGTCCGCTGAACACTCTATTATAGTTGCTTAGAAACTTATAGTCAATACCATCGTGGCTATCTACGCCTCTAGACAATGGAAATCCTGCAAGTTCAAAATGCCCCATACACATAGATGAAGTGCTATTCTTAATGAAGTCAAAGATTTCAGTTTCATTGCTTTTGCAAATCCACGGTATCATATCAATTTTGATTCCATCGATTTCTAATGTTCCTTGTGTTTGCCACAGGCGAACGTTATGATAGTCACGCAATAACAAATCTGGTGAATTTACTTCTAGACTTTCTTTCCAAAAGATATCGTGATTACCAATCAATGCATGAAGTGTAATGCCTTCTTCGACACATCTATCAAAAAAGTATCTACGACTTTCCATAAGCGAATGAAAGTTGATGTACTTACGCCTATCAAACAAATCACCAAGTTGTATGATTGTGCGAATGCCTCTTTCTGCTAATTGCGGAAAGAATGTTTCATCATAAAACTTTTCATAGTAAGCATGAAACGCTTTGGAGTCATTTCTAACACCAAAGTGCGTATCACCTAATAGACATATTCTCATACTTTCGTTGCCCTTGCTTCTTCACTGTTGTACCTAAAGACTTGTCGATTATAGCACGAATTGCTGTCAAATGCAAGACTGCGGTTGCTCTTAAGTCTTGCGGCGAACGTTTATTTTCAACAATCTTTAACCAATTTTCAAGTTGGGCTGGAATGGGAGTTTGCATCATTGATCTCCAAAAATTCATCAAACACGGTATTGCCAGTAGACTTTTTCTTTCTAGGCTTTGCGTTGGCAATCTTTTTTTCTTTATTTGCTTCAAATGCATTAATAAAATCACTAATGAATTCTTCGCTATACGAATCGTGAAGTACACCATTGAGTCCTGCTGATACGTATTCTTCTCCATTGTTTTCAATGAGTGAATTTATGATAACGTTATCCATACTCTTGTACTTGATGTACAAATGTTTTTTCTCTTTTTGAATTCTTCGCAAGAATGCATAGTAAATAATTTGGGTAAAGTATGCAAATGGATTTTTAGACTTCTCTGGATCAAAGTTATCAATGTATAGTAGACAATTTTCAATGCCATCAGACACCATATCTTCTTTGAATGTGTAGTTTGCAAAGTTTGGTTTACGTGCCAAGTGCGTTGCAATCTTAAAAAGACATTCACCAATGTACTCAGGTACTCTTGGGCGTTCGCCATTTGTTGCTTCTGCTTCTTTAACAGCCGCACGAAAAACAACCATCTCTTCTAAAAAATGTTCGTTGTTTACGTAGTGTTTTACTTTTGTTGCTGGTATGGCAGTAGTGTTCATAATTTACCTCAATTTGTTGACAATCACTTGACAATAGTGTATTATTACTGTGTCCCCTTTGATAAAGACTTAGTTAATGTATAGTCTGTGTGTTAGCAGATACAATAGCTAATGCTCTCATCCTATCAATTTCTTCTCTTACCTTTTCTTCAGAATCGAATTCTTTATTTCTATTCTGCAATACAATGTTCTCTTCTTGCTCTCCTGCCTCATATTGATTGTATAATTCAGTATAGACTTCCAATACGTCATCTGTTGCTTCTGATACCGAAACAATGCTTTGTTTAAATATTCTTGACGGTAACGTAAAATTCATTAGTGGGTCCCACTTCATCATGGATAAGTTGAATGTATTTTCTTCTAACACTTTAGGAACAATAACAACTCTCATTGGACGATGAATCTCAATGAAACTTTTACTTTCTTCAACGATGTTGCCTATGACAGTATCACCACTTGTCAATTTAAGTACTTTGCAAAGCATTATTCTTCCTTTAGATTTAACGTATATATTTTATATTCAAACTTCTCATCATTATAAATTTTCATACGTTCAATAAAATGTTCCAATGTAAAATTCTTCCTACTCTTATAAGTCATGTCATCCGATATGTCATATAGAATGGCTTCTTTCTTGTTATCTCCCAAACGCAATCCTCGACCAATAGACTGTAATGTTCTAATCTTACTCTTGCTTGGTGAAGCAAAAATAACATTGTGCAGATTACGAATGTTAATACCAGTAGAGAATGTTCCATATGATGCTACGATAATTGCATTCTCTTCATCTTCAGTAATTCTACGAACTTCTTCTCTTTCATCTACACCAACTGCACCATGAATAAAGAATACAGGTCTATTTTCTTCTACTGCGTCCTTAAGCATATTATACAATATTCTGCCGTGCTTGTCAACGAACTGATACAGTAGAAGAGTGTTACCTTCTAGACTCATAGTTAAATTTCTAATGAATCTATTACGTGACGGCTTGCCTACAATATAATTTATCTCATCTTGATATTTAAAATTCTTACCCAACTTACACGATTCTTCATTGTGCTTAAGCACCAATGCTTTAATTCTAAACTTTGCTAATCGTCCAGAGTCAATCAATTCTTTTGTTGTTGTTATCTGTTTGACTTTACCGAACAATCCTTCTAATACTAATTTATGTGTCTGTGTGCCATCTAGCGTACCTGTCAGACCAAATCTATACTTACACTCTGTCAGTTTTGTTAGAATCGATATCAGCGACTTTGCTTTAAACAAGTGCGCTTCATCCCCAACAACTAATTCAAATTCATCGAACCATTCTTTTGGCATCTTGTAAATTGACTGCCATGTAGATATAACGATTGGGCAGTCAGTTTGTTTACTTGCACCAGACATAATTTGATGAATATATTTATCACTCTCGAATCCATAGTCTTCAAAGTCTTTGTATAACTGTGCAACAAGTGAGATAGTAGGAACAATGATAAGAGTCTTACAATTTAAATATCTCGCAATGAGATATATGATAAGCGACTTACCTGATGCTGTGGGTGATACTAATAAGTTTCTTCTGCTACGTACTGCATGAATGAATGCTTGAATCTGATAGTCTCTAACCTCAAACGGAATACCTAAAGTATCTATAAAGTCTTTTGCTTCTGCTGTAGAGAATTCATCATACGTTTCTACTGATTCATCAAATTCAATTACGTAGTCACGTTCTTTAGCAAACTTCTCTAAGTATGGAATCAATCCATAATAAATTTGTCTGTTCTGAGAATTGAATAGGCGTATCTTTCCATCCCACACTTTGTTTTTAAATGCGGGCATGAATTTGTAACCGGGAACGTAGAATGTGAAGTATTCATTTAACTCCATTGCATCGGAGTTCTCACACTTGATGTGTGCGTAGACTTCATCTACTTTTGAGATATAGAGTTTATTGTACACCTTGCGTAAACTTTTTCCATTCTATAGCATTCTTAATCTGAAAGTTGCGTTGGTTGACGTTCTTAAGTACTTCTTCCAAAAACGCTAACTTTTCTTTTTGATTAATTATGCGAACATTATTCTGTATAATATCTTTATCAGAGTCAAGGTACATATCAACTTCATTCTTCATCAATCGTTTAACGAAAGGCTCCCAATTGAGTTCGTCAAGTTCTTCTTGTGAAAGTTTTCCATTGTAATACTCATACTTCTTCAAAGATAAATCTTTGCTTTGAAACTCAAGTGCTTTGAGTTTGCGTCTTTCATCAAAATAAATTTTGAGATATTTACTGTGTAGTTCTGGTATCTTCAAAGATGCGATACCTAACTCTGTGGAGTCAACTGTAGCATCTAGTCTCCACTCTTCCATCATTTGGTCTAACGTCATAATAATTCCTCAAGTCAATATTTGTATTCATCATAATAACACATTCCTAGGCAAATGTCAAATGTTTGTTGCTTCGTAGTAAGTATAATTAAACGTTACTGTAGAGGTAACAAACTCTTGATTATCTACAGCAGAAAACTGCATGTCTCCTAAGTCGGTAGGATATACACTAAAGAAATCAATTTTGAAATTTGGATTGTTTGCATTCGTTTTGATAAACAATGTTGCATCTGAAGTTACACTATCAAGCAATTTATCATTATCTTGTAGTCCACCTCTCTTATCATATCCTTTCGGATTACCTAGTTTAAATATCCAATTGTAAATCTCATACCATGATTGCATGTCCTCATCAACTATAAAAGTTAAAGTTAATGTTCCAAAATTAATTTGATTTCCTGGAACACTTAATGCAGAAAATGGCGTATTAATGCTAGTTGATTGCAACGATATGCTCGGTAAATTTACAGCCTGCACAAAATATGTGAAGTTGGGAATTCGTCTAAGAATAAACTCAAATTTATTATTAGAAAGAAAACTTTTATTTACTGGTATTGTTGTTAGTGTAGCCATGTTATCTCCTCTTGTCTTCTATTTATGCAGACAAAAAAAAGAGGACCCTAAGGTCCTCTTTTAAATACCGATGTATTCTCGGTTTAATCAATTACATCAAGTTAGTAATTGCAATTCTGCGGTAGTAAATGTTCTTGTTAGCGAACGCAATAGTACCGTCAGCGGCAGATGTTGCGAATGGGTTTGCTACCATGCCGTAACGAGTCTTGAATCCAATTTTTGGTTGGAATGTGTCTTGACCAACTGCACGAACCATTTGCAATGGAACGTATGGGCAGTAGAACAAGCCAGCGTCAAAAGCTGAAGTGCCTTTGTAACCGATTGTTGCATAGTGTGTACCAGATGTTGCGGCAAAGTATGGATCGATATAAACTTTGAAACGACCATTCAATACACCAACGAATGTGTTACCTGTATCATCAACGTTCAAGTTGTTAGCGGCAAGTGCTGGAGTGTAATCTAATACACCAGCCATTTGCAATGCAGATGCTACGTCAGAAGAGCATAGCAATACATTGCCTTTACCTCTACGAGTTGCTTTAGCAATCGCATTAGCTTCACGTTCTAATTGGAACATCAAACCTTTGAACTTCTCAACAGACCAACGACCGTTAGAGTCAACGTCAAGGTTGAAAGTACCAGCAGTTGTAACGTTCTCTTGTGCGCCAGCTGTAGCAGTCAAGTTAATTGTACGAACAACTTCACGGTTAATTTCAGCTAAGATTTCTGTGGAAAGAATGTTTGCTAATTCTTGTTCAGCGTCCAAACCATGAACTGCTTTCAAGTCTTGTGCAAGTTCCATTGTGTATTCTGCTTTCAAAGCACGGCTACGTGCAGTAACAGCAATCTTTTCGATGGAGAATGCCATCTCTTGGAAACCTTGACCAGAACCATCACCCAATGCTTCAGCTTGTGCTGTAGTCAAACCAGTACCACGTGTGTACTCTGTACCAGCAGACAAGTCAGCAGGAGATAAACCTGTTTGTGATTGTGCTGTGTTAGGGAATGCTGTGTTAGCTTCGTCAAACAAGGCTTCTGTACCACCTTGTGTTTTGTAACGTGAACGCATTGCAAAGATCAAGCCTGTTGGACCTGTCATTGGCTGAACACCGCAGATATCATATGCGATTAAGTTCGGTGCGGCACGGCGAACCAAGCTAATTAAAACTGGATCGTAAATGTCGATTGCGCCATCGGATGCTGTAGATGAAGATGCGCCCATATTGTTAGCAGGTGCCGCTTCAGAAAGCAATGATGTTTGGTTGCGATAACCACCAGAACCTTGTGCGTCTTGGCGGCAAGCAATTTCTTGATTCTCAAGAAGTTGTGCTGTTACGGAACGCTTGTGGCTTCCTTGAATTCCTGGTAAGTCGGAATGGTCAAGAACTGGTGCCCATTTTTTAATAAGATTTTCTACGCTCATGTTTTTCTCCTTTGAGTATTGTTTAATTTATTTATAAAAACTTATTTCTTGAGAGTTCTAGAAATATTTTGTACATAGTGAGACATTACTGGTGAGAAAGATTCTTCTAATGAAGAAACATCATCATCCATTGGTGCCGCTTTTTTAACTGTCTCATCTTTATTCTCATCAAAATATTTCTTTTTTGTTAAAAGAAGTTTTTCTTTGTAGTCCTGTTCAGAAACAAATTCAATTCCTTCTGCTAAAGATTTCAATTTTGCAAATTGTACTTCACTAAGTCCTTCGGAAACTTCAGATACAATTTGGCCTTTCTTATAAACACCAATTTGTGCGTTTAAGTTTGCGTTTTCAGTAACAACTTTGTCTAACTCGGACTCAAGAGTTTCAACTTTGTCTGCAAATTCTTCAACAACATCTACTTTGTCTTCTGGAATATCAACATAATGTTCTGTAAATAAATTCTTAAGACCAATCATAAAGTCTTCAGCCAATTCAGATTTGATACCTTTGTCGATGGCAAGTTTATTTTCTTCCATCCACTCGCTAACAACGTACTCTAAGTATTCATCTACTTTAGTTACAAGGTTTTCATTGATAGAAGCAACTTCTGTTTCCAATTTTTCTGCATATTCTTCTTCTAATGCAGTTTTTGCTTCTTCTACTTTAGCGTAAATAGCCGCTTCAAAAATAGTTTTAGCATTGTTTTTGAATTCTTCAGAAAGAGATTCACCAGAAAAAATAGCATCAATGTCTTCTTTCATTTTTGCTTGTTTTTTCTCTTTCATCATTTTTTCTTTTTCGTCTTCTTTTTCATCCGCCGCTTTTCCTTTTGGTTCATCGGCATCATCATCTTTCATTTCTTTAGCTTTTTTCTTTTCGATGGCCGCTTTTAAAGCAGGTGGAAGTTCTCCTTCCAACAATTCATCATCCTTGTTGTTAATATCAGTCATAGTAGGTCTCCTTTATACGATATTTAAAATTTATTCGGTGTACTTGTATTTATAAAAAATTACAGTTTGGAGATGAAGTCTTTGAAAACTTTTATCATGTTTTCTTCTAAATCTTTCTTAGAAGATTTTTGAATGACTTGTCTTTGTGTAGAAACGTCAGCTTCTCTAATGACGCCATTGTCCCAAACCCATTCTTTATTTTCCATGATACCACGCACATATGCATCTGGTGCTGAAGGATCGGCTACAATATCTGCACATGTTGCTAGATAAAAATCTGGTCCTACGACTTTAACTCCATCTTTACCATCAACAAGACTTCCCATGCCTCTTGTAGATACGCCTAATGTTGCGCCTTCAGACATTAAATTCTTCACAATATTTCCATATGGTGTGTCCATAATTTTTGCTTTGCCAATAAAGTTATTACCATCTTGACGTAGACTCTTAGTAATGTGTGATACACGTTCTAAGTTAATAGTTGGACCATCTGGATGTCCTAACTCACCATAAGCACGATTTTTCATTACATGCTCTGCAACATATCTATCCGTCTCTTTTTGCAAGACTTCTAAAGGATACATTCTTCCATTTCGGTTTTGTTGTTCGGCTTGCATGAACACACCTTCAATGTAAAAACTTTTTCCGCCAGCCTCATTAGCTTCAGAAATAATATTTACTTGTTCGTTAATTTCTGTGATTAATTTCATTTTTGCCTCATGCGTGATGTTGTGTCGTTACTGGATGATGTTGTGTCGTTACTGGATGATGTTGTGTCGTTACTGGATGATGTTGTGTCGTTACTGGATGATGTTGTGTCGTTACTGGATGATGTTGTGTCGTTACTGGAGTTGGACGATGTTCAATGCCAGTACTAAATCTTTTTAGATTTGATTTTTTTCTTTTTCTTAAAATCAAAGCAAGTTTTGGTTTACGTTTTCTAGCCGCTTTTTTCTGTGCAAGCCTACGATGCATTTTTTCTAGTGAAGTCATTCTTACAAGTTTGCCTGCAATGATTTTGTATCCACGAGTAGCAGATACTACGTGTCTACGTTGGACCACGCCATTACGTATTCTATTAACTTTAATAAATCTCGCTTCGTCTAACTGTTCATTAGACATAGATATAAAATCTTTAAATTTTAACATATTAGTTGAGACTTATACCATCGTCAGTAGTTTCTCTACTTGCATAGCCAGCAGTCTTCTTACCTTCAATGATAAGTGTATATGCGGCGTTTGTTGTAAATCCAGCAGTAGACAATAGAATGTCACCATTAGCGCCAGCGCCAGCATTGTTTGTAAGTGGTGAAGTACCAGAAGTTGTTAAGTCCCAAAAACCAGAACCAGTCAACGTGACGATTGTAGTATTAGATGTTCCTCTCCAGAGTAATGTAACTCTTGGAGAAATTGTTGCGCTTGTTCCAGATGCAACAGACCATGCAATTTTATTAATGCTAAGTCTTTGTGAACTTCCGTCACCAGTAGATGCAATTAAAGAATTTGCAGAAACTTTAACAACGTTTGCTTCACCTGTGCCATCTGACACATTAGTTAATTTAACTGCCCATGCAGTTGCGCTATCTTTTAGCGTTTGTGATGTTACGGTATCTGCCATTTTATTCTTCCGCTATAGTTTTTGCAAATGTTAAAAGTGTTTCAACATTTTCTTCTAACTGTGCCAAAAAGATTTCTTGATTGCTTTCATCTAACTGATTGTAAAGATTAAATAATAATTCAACATTAGCATCTTCTTTCATTTTTGCTTTAATTGTAGAGTATGCTTTTTGTGCGGCTTCTGGTTTGTTCTTAACCATTGCTGTTGCTACTGCATATGGTCCACCCTTAGACATGTCACCAACTTTTTTCTTAGCAAACTCTTTACCAATTGTGTGTGCCATTTTAGTTTGTTGCGTTGATAATTCGGCTTCAGCAATAGATTCTTCTTTTAAATGTCCTGCTCTTTGAGCCGCTTTTAATACTGCCGATCTATCTGCAAAATCATGTTTATAAGTACCATTTTGCAAATGTGGTTTATATTTGTCGTGGTGTTCAGGTTTGATATGTTTTAAAACTTGATGTGCTTGAGGATGCAACTCTTCACCAAAAGGTTGTTTATTGTCAAGTCTATCAGCTTTACGTTTACCTTGTGCAAGTTTAACATCTTTTGGACCCATTTCTTCCGGACCAACTTGTTCTAAATCGCCAGGATCTTTAGTCTGTGCAAGATATGAAACAGCGGCCAATTTATTGGCGCTGGCAGTATTGTATTTTGCTCTTTCGACTTCATCCAACTGAATGAAAGATTTAAAGGTCTTCATCTACATTTCCTTCTGAACTTGATTGAAACTCTGTTTCTGAATCATTTGATTGTTGTTCTTCGTCTTCATCTCTAAAAATTGAACCAGCTAATTCCATTTTTCTAACTTGTATATGATCTTGAATTTTATCATTCAACGCATTAAGAATAGAGTCTTTAAATTCCGATGGTTTAGCATCGTAAGCATGATTAATAGCGGTTTGAATTTCTTCCATAGTATATCTCCTTAATATTTATATTATTTATACATTCCAACATTTAAGCATTGTAATACGGCATCAGATAGTCTCTTCCTGCTATATTTACTGATATGAATCCTGCTGGATTGTTTGGCAATGTTGCACTTCCTGATGTTGCAGTTTGTGATGTAACCGATGCCGGATTTACTCTAATACCTCCTGCAATCACACCAGCATCATTGTCTCCGATTTTCGAAATGTTATCGTTCTTAAAGACAAGCATTCTATGAATGTTGTCGATGAATGTTGCAGTACCAAAATTATTAGTCGGTGCGATACTTAGAGGACCAATAACTTTTCTGACTGCTGGTGATGGTATTACTAATGTAGATGTTATTGACGGGAACGGAACGTCCCTGATTTCCATGTTAACTTTAAAATCACCAAATTGTATTGTTGGTGATATGCTTGAAGGTGCAATTTGTGGTAATAAACTATGAGTACCAATGACTGAACCTGATGCTAACGTGTTTACATATATCTTTGTATTTAACTGCGGATATCCATACAATACAGTTGGATCAATCGCATAGTCATATCTGTCACCAAGTTGAAGTATGGTGTTTGACGATTCTGTTTGTATCTGTACATTTTGTACGTCACTAATTATGCCGTCAAGTTGTATGACTTGAGTGTTAGCCATGATTTAGTTTATGTCAAAAAATTAAAGAGCAAAAATTCTACTGGATCCATTAGAGAATGCTACTGTAATATCTCCGCCGTTTGGTAGGATAGGTAATCCTGTTGCGCTATCAATATATGCAATAAGTCTAGATGTTGCTTGAACTCCATTATCTGAAAAAATAATTAATGCTTCACAATTGGCACCAGTCACGGATGAGAATAATGCATCATCGGCATCAAAGACTCCATTAGCAATACTTTTATTGGTTAGTGCAGTTGATGAAATTACAGCAGTATTTGAAATATCGCTTCGATATTGGTGTGATGTACTGTAAGTGTAAACTCCAGTATCTACAAGTGCAATAGTAATGGTATTCGCTATCATATTGATAGAACCATTTAAAAATGCCTCTTTTGCTTTTGGATAAAGTGCGTTTGCCATGTATAAGTGCCCCTAAGTTTTTACTTATTTATAAAACAACCGGTGTTCCGATTTTTATGAATGCTTTTGTTGCTGAAATTGCGTAGCCAATTTTTAAAGAAAATGCCGCACCATCGATAGTAGAAGTTGTTACTATGTTGCCATTATCTCCAAGATATAGAGACTGTTCGGGCGTCCAAGTCCAAGATGGATTTGTGACAGACCCAAACGTAACTGTTTGTCCCGAGTTATTTAAAACGCCAAGAATCCTATCAATTTGTGTCAATTGTAATGCGGATGCGAGAATTGTTTCGCCATTTACATTTAGTGCAACCATTTTATATGTACTTGCATTGTTATTGGTAAAGACAACATTTAAAGATTCAGAAGCGGCACCACCAGTATTGGCTTGATTGTATGCGGCTTGTGCTAAAGTAGTAGCACTATTTGCAACAGAGTAAGCACTATTAGCTTGTGCATAAGAAGCTAGAGCATTTGTGTTTGCTGTAAATGCATTAAATGTCGCTGTGTTGGCTTGAGCGTATGCACTATTTGCAGTTGTTCTTGCTAGTGTATCATATCCAGCTTGACCTCCTGTGTTAGCTTGGTCATATGCGGCTTGTGCTAAAGTGGTTGCTGTATTAGCTTGACTGTATGCATTGTTGGATTGTGTATATGCACTGTTGGCTTGAGTGTATGCTGAGTTTGCAGTATTCCATGCATTAGTCGCTCTTGTCCTAGCAATAGCATCTACTGTACCACCGCCACCACCAGATTGTGCTACAAATTCAAATTTCTGTGTAGTTTCATTGAATGCTAAAACATATCCATCAGTAAGATTAGTTATGTCAACATCATCAAGTCTACGTAAATTGACTTCGCCACCACCATGTGAACCACCACCACGATCTGAAAGAATCGTATTAACTTTTGCTTTATACTGAGTTACATCTTTTTGTAAAACTTCTTTAAACTGATTGACAGATTGTTCAATAGCTTTTAAGTCTACATCTTTACCATCCTTACCTGGAAGACCTTGAACGCCTTGCGGTCCGATTTCACCTGCTGGTCCTGCTGGTCCTTGAGGTCCATCTCTTCCGTCTTGTCCTCTATCGCCTTTGTCTCCTTTAGGACCTCGTTCGCCTTGAAGACCCTGTACTCCCGCTGGTCCAACAGGACCAGTTGCGCCATCTTGTCCATTTCTTCCGTCCAGACCATTTTGTCCATCAGAACCCCTATCGCCTTTCTCGCCTTTCTCGCCACGCTCACCAGCAATACCTTGTATGCCTTGTTCGCCTTGTGGTCCAACTGCGCCAGTGTCACCTTTGTCTCCCTTGTCACCTTTTAATCCACGTGGACCTTCAAGCCCCATATTGCCTTGTGGACCAACATCGCCTTTTGACCCCTGTGGTCCTATTTTTCCATCTAAACCTTGTGGTCCACGTTCGCCTTGTGCGCCTGTAGCACCAATAGGACCTCGCAAGCCTTGTGTGCCTGCCGGTCCTTGTATGTACTCAACGATTGGCTGTTTTGTTTTTTCTTCTAAAAGAGATTTTAATTTTTGTATCTCTTTTTTAGTATATGCAACAGAGGTTGCAATTGCGACAGCATCGTTTAAGGTATTAATTT